ACGCCATCTAAAGTATACTTATCAAACCTTTAACCCTTATTACTATAGGGTAGGCCTACTGGAGTCTTCGGACTAGGGTTAAGAGCCACTGCATGGCCTGCTTATGAATTATAGACTATACAAACATATAAGATCAATGCGTAGCCTCCGTAGGGAGGTTCAAGTCCGTCTTAAACGACAGGGTTCTGTCCCTCTGGACAATATATTAAATCGTGCCCTCCGTAAGATTGAGCAGATCCAGAAAGCTACCGCACCACCCAAACAGAAACAGAAGGCCCTCGAAGAGTCAATGATGATCTACCAGGGCCTACAGAAGGTTGCCGTCCCCGAGCGCCAGGATTATAATCCTAATCGAGAGATATCTCTTGAGCGTTATGCTCACAGCGGAGGGCTTGGGTATCATAATGTTTCCTGGAAGTACATGGGAGCACATGCTGAGACCCGTAAGTCTCCTAAATATGATCAGTGGTTCAGGTCCCCTACGTGGAGAGCCAAGTGGGAGAAACCCGGGTCACTCGAAGACACAGACTATTGGGCAACTAGAAAATGGAACTCACACTTGACTTACTTGAGCCGTACTTAACGATAGAATCAGAGCGGTCCATCAAGGCCGCTAACGAATACACAAAAGATGTACTAGACCGGTGCATGCTGACCGAGCACCTGAGTGGCGTTAAGCTGCCTTGGGGTTCACCTGATAAGTTCCGTTTACGTAAAGGTGAATGCACTATCCTGGCCGGGATAAACTCCTCGGGTAAATCCCTGGTCGCTGGACAGATACTCCTGAATGCCATGGAGCAGGGGGAGAAGTGTCTGTCTGTCTCTTTAGAGATGAGTCCTGTTGCACAACTGGTCAGGATGTGGCGTCAGGCCTCCTTACAGCTTAAACCAAGCATGGACTTTGGTCTGGGCTTTAACTTCTGGTGTAAGGACAAGCTGTACTTCTTTGACAAGATGGGCAGTGTTGATCTTACGACCCTCATGGCCAGTATCCGGTACAGTATGGATCATTTCGGGACCAGCTTTGTTCTTGTTGATTCCCTGATGACTATCTCCGGGATTGCTAATGATGACTATACCGCACAGAAACAGGTGGTCTGTGATCTGGCTGATGCCTGCAGGGAACTGGACATACATGTCATCCTGGTTTGTCATGCAAGGAAATCAGGCAGTATCAAGGACCGTTTAGATAGATTTTCAATCAGGGGTGCAGGTGAACTGGCAGATCGGGTGGATAATGTGTTACTCTTAGGCCGATATTACTCTGACCATGCGGATGAACCAGATGCCTACCTCAGTGTTTCAAAGGCCCGACATTGGGACATGGGGGAACAGGAAATCGACCTCTATCTCGACCTGGCCTCCCTCAATCTTGTCGAGGAACATCAGACCCCAAGAAAAATTGACATGGATGATGACAACTGGTCAAGTGGAGAAGAAGAAGATGAAGGATCAGGCCTGGAAGAACTTCGAGCGCAGAGTAGCTAAGGTAACGGGGGGAGAAAGAATCCCTATCATCGGTCGGCAGCAGTTAGACATCCGGCACCCTTACCTTGGTATTGAATGTAAGCACAGGAAGTCCATTCCTAAGTGGCTCTTCACTGACGCATGGAACCAGGCCGTCCAGGGTTCCAAAGAGAATAATCTCATCCCAACTATTGTAGTTGGTGAACGAGGGACAACCGATACCTTTGCCATCGTAAAACTGGAGGCCCTTGTAGAACTCCTGGCTATGGCTGTTGACGACGATTACACACCCTCTAAAGATGCCTTGATACTGTGATCCGGATTTACCGCTTCATCCAGTGCAAGGTAAAGGGCTGTGTGAAGCACTACAATAATATATACCCCCCATGTAACAACAACGAGAAACGACTAGCTGGTGTGGCTCCCGTGCTTCCTAGTCGGCCCTCCAAACCTCAACGGGAGCAACCCTATGACATTTAGAACTACCCTTGGTGAAACTGTTTTCAAACAGAAGTATGCCTCCAATCAATACGAGCAATGGGATGACAGGGTTAACACCATTGTCAATGACATCTGTGGAAACAGGAACGGGACCACACACCACATCATGGCCAAGTCGGACCAGGATCACCTGGCCCACGTCATGTCCAAGTTCCAGGTTATACCTGGGGGAAGGTACATCTACTACGCAGGTCGAGATCCCTCGGCCTTATACATTAACAACTGTTACCTCTTACGTTTAGAAGAGGATACGAGGGAAGAATGGTCCGCAGTTACACAACGAGCAATGAGTTGCCTGATGACCGGAGGTGGAATTGGCATAGATGTAAGCGCTGCCCGTCCCAGTGGACGGCAGTTACGGCGGACGGGAGGTGTTGCCAGTGGCCCGATTCCACTGCTGTACACTATAAACGAGGTAGGAAGGAACGTGATGCAAGGTGGGTCAAGACGATCCGCTATGTATGGAAGCCTGAACTGGCAGCACGAAGACGCCAGACAATTCATGACCCTGAAGAACTGGCACATGATGCCGATAGGGAACAGTGGGATGATGATCTCTGAGGCTAAGGAACAGGACTTCAACTACCCTGCCCCCCTGGACATGATGAACATCAGCCTCAACTATGATGACGCCTTTCTCAACGCCTTAGAGAACAAGGAGATGCCGGACATCTTCATGCAGAACTGCAGGCAGGCCCTGATGACAGGGGAACCCGGGTTCAGCTTTAACTTCGGAGATAAAGAGAATGAAACACTACGAAATGCCTGCACGGAAATCAGCTCAGAAAATGACAGTGACGTGTGTAACCTGGCCTCGGTCAATATGGCGAACATTGAAACAATTGAAGAGTTTAAGAGTGTGGTCCAGGTTGCGTCAAAGTTTCTGGTCTGTGGTACGCTACGAGGAACCCTCCCCTACGAAAAAGTTAAAGTGGTCCGGGAGAAGAATAGGAGACTCGGGCTAGGTCTGATGGGGTTGCACGAATGGCTTCTCAAGAGAGGCTATGCCTATGGCATGTGTGACGAACTAAAACGATGGCTAAAGGTTTATAAAGATGAGTCAGAACATGCTGCCAACGAGCATTGCGATAGATTTTTTGTGTCTCGGCCTAGAGGCTATCGGGCTATTGCTCCAACAGGGACGATCAGCATCCTTGCTGGAACTACCAGTGGAATTGAACCTATCTACGCAGTTGCTTACCGCAGACGCTACCTTACAGATGGAACCAAATGGAAGTATCAGATTAGTATTGACGGCACTGCCGAATCTCTTATCCAACGAGGGATCGCCCCAGACAAAATCGAAACCGCACTAGACCTTGCTGCCGAGCCTGAGAGGCGCATCAAGTTCCAGTACGACGTGCAGAAGTACGTGGACCATGCCATCTCCAGCACCCTTAACATACCCTCCTGGGGGACAGAGTTAAACAACGAAGGAACAGTAGACAAGTTTGCCCACACCGTGGCAAAATACGCACATGGTTTGAGGGGGTTGACGTGTTACCCGGACGGTTCCAGAGGTGGCCAACCGATCTCCACAGTTCCCTACGAAGAGGCAATCCAGAAGAGAGGGGTTGTCTTTGAAGACAACTCTGATGAGCAGTGTTTGACCGGGGTATGTGCGATATAGATCTCCAGAAAAAGAAACGGTGGGACAGTAAGGCCTACCGTAGTTTTGTGGCTACGCTGCCCTGTTCTAACTGTGGGATACGGGATGACACCATTGTCCCTCACCATTTAAGGCACAGGTATTCACCATACTCAGGAGGTGCTGCCTACAAAGCATCAGATATATTCACAATGCCTCTGTGCTATACGTGCCATGACAAGCTGCACAACGGAGACAAGGATGTCGTGGACTGGCAGGCTGAGTACATCTTCAAGACGCTCGATGCCGCTACTCGGGCAGGAGTACTGGGGGTCCTATGATCTCAGACGCAGAGGTAGAGAAGGCCATAGACTACATCAGGGACAACTCGGGCAACGCTGCCAAGGCCAAGTCGGACAGGCTTCACCTTGAGATATTCAGGAAATCAAAACATGCCATCTTGTTCGGACAGTCCCCAGAAAAAACAGTAGCCGCATCTGACGCATGGGCCTATGCCCACCCTGACTACATAGAATTACTGGAGGGATATAAGGTTGCAATCGAACAGGATGAGAAGTTAAAATGGCTTATGGAGGCCGCAAAGCTAAAGGTAGAAGTCTGGCGAACCGTCCAGGCAAATCAAAGGGCAGTGTCTTTCTCTTGACGGCCCAAGAAATTATGCAGGATGAGGAGAATGCCCAGGGTTGGGCACACCAGCAAGAGATTATTCAACGTCAACTAGAGGAATCTAAAATGGCAACATTCGAGCAGAAGGACAATGAGGGAGCGCTGTTTAAGGAGGAGGACAAGAAGAGTGATCGGCACCCGGACATGACAGGCAAGGGCCTGATCGCCGGGACCGAGTACCGGATAGCGGCCTGGTCCAACACCAGTAAGGCAGGGAAGAAGTACCTGAAGGTAACCTTCTCCCTTCCACAGGACAACGGAGGCCGTAACAACGAGGCTGACGATCTACCGTTTTGAGCGTTCACACAATTGAGTACTCCGACGGTAGAAGTATAGAACTGGAGTTCGACCCTAAGAAGCACTACTACATGGTGGACGGGGCTTACGTCCCTGCCACCACTACGGTTCTTGATAACATAGCCAAGCCTGCGCTGTTGCCGTGGGCTGCCTCTATGGGGGCCAGGTGGTTCCTGGACAACACGTCCATGGTCCCGGAGCAGGAAGACAAGGCACCGTACCCGGTCTTTATGAATGGTAAGGGTCTTGATGACATGGCCAAGGGCATTCGTAATGCCTTCAGGAAATCTAATCGAGAGGCAATACAGATAGGACAGGACGCACACCAGTACTGTCAGGATGCCATCGAGTGGAAGTTAGGCCAGAGTAAAAAGATCCCATCCCTCCCCAAAAATGAACTGACCGCTAACTCTGTTAATGCCTTCAGGAACTGGGTCAAGGAGCATGAGATAAAATGGTACGCAGCAGAACTTAAGGTATACAACCGTACGCATAAGTATGCCGGTACTGTGGACGCAGTCGCAGAGGTGGATGATGAGTTCTGTGTGATTGACTTCAAAACCTCCAAGGCTGTCTACTCATCGCATCACCTGCAGTGTGCTGCTTACGCAGACTGCGTTGAAGATATTTATGGTAAGGATGTAGATTGTTCTTATGTTCTGCGCCTGGATAAAACCTCTGGTGAGTTCGAGGCCGCCAAGTCAACGGAGATGGCAGAGAATCTCAACGGTTTCCTGGGGTTCCTTGCAGGTTACCGGAGGATCACAGCACTGGAGAATAGTAATGGCAGGTGAGTCTCATACGACAGAGGCCCTTATGGGGATGCTCCTGTTCCACACCTCCTCTGCTGTTGCCCTGGCCTCTCTCTTAGCACATCGAGGGGACATGGTGAAGGAGATCTATGAGGCTATTGACAGGTCTGTGGCTGAGTCTAAGAGCATAACTGAACATGCCTTGTGGGAAACAATCAGGGACTTCTTCAACCCTGAGATTGACCGGATCAGTGGGATCGTCAACAGGCACCCGGAAGGAGAGAACATCATTAAGTTCCCGGACGATGTAGCATGAAGATAGAACTAGAGTGGTACGAGGCCGAGATGGCCGCCAAGGTTGGAATGGCCCGTGCCTTCTCTAGTTTTAGAGCAAAGCATGACGCTCACAAGTACGGTCTTAAGGAAGGGGAGTTTGGTTTTTTCGAGATGGATATCCGGGGAGCGGCTGCAGAGTGTGCAGTCGCTAAAGGTTTAGGTTTGTATTGGGATGGTAGTGTCGATACCTTTCACAGCAAGGCAGACATAGGGGATAACATCGAGGTACGCTCTGTAAAGGACACACAGAGGCAGTTGTTGGTCAGGCCTAACGACCCTGTCGAGGGGAGGATCTACGTGCTTGTCGTAGACCTGTGGCGCATGGGGACCCACCCCAGCTACCTAATACAGGGTTGGTTACCAGGGGAACAGTGTAAGCAGGAGAAGTACTCGACTGACTTTGGTCGGAAGGACCGACCACCCTGCTATGGGATACCCTCACACGAACTCTACTCTATAGATGATCTATGGTGTAAGTCCTGTGATGGGATGGGGGTTATGGATACCACACAACCAGCAGGGAAACAAGTAACTGAGTAGCCAATAGGCTTTTCCTTTTTCTTTTGTTCCTCTGTAAAGTCGTCGAAGTCCAAGGTGTTGGATATCTTTAATACCTTCTCGTCTTGGTACTCTATCCACCCTACAGTGTAGAAGGTGGGTAGCTGACAGTCCTCTGCTACTACCCACCCATCATCAGAGATGATGTCCAGCCACTCTACGATGACTAGCGCTTTTTCTTTTTGCCGTGGGTTGTCAGTGGTCCGGGGAGCAGCCACCCCAACAACATCGGAACCACAAAAATTAGTATCAGTAACCATCCGCCCATCTCCACCAATGACCCAAGCAAATCAAAGAAGTTTGCAGGAGCCTCTTGAACAACCGTGTCAGCATTGATCTCAGACGCCTGCACTGTTGGAGCCGCAGTCAGGGCAGAGACAGTCGCAGCCGTCACTCCCCCTAGGACCGCTGGAGCAACAATCGCAGCCGGAACTAAGGCAGTCGTCGCACCGACA